CGCATTACACGCATGGAAGCCAAACAGGCTCTTGAGGAGGTTAAGTGATGAGTTATCTGGGAGTAAGTGACCAAGAAATACTTAGAGCGCTGCTGAAAGCAGGGTATGGGACAAAAATTCCAACATCATCCGCTGTTGACCAGTTGATTGCTAAAAGCCGGCCAGAAGTATCAAATTTAATGAAAGAAGTTCCATTAGTAACAAGCGGGAATATAGGATATAGGGCGCAAACACCAAACTACAAGATTGACCCGCGAGGTAACGTTGTAGGAGATGCGATGCTAGATACTGCTGCTTTATACGGCGAGGCATCGAATACATTTAGTGAGGCAATGAATCGACCTTTTCGCCAAGCCAGGGCGGGAGTTGGTCGAATGGTTGGGCCTGGTGGGCGAAAGATGGCAGGTAAAGCAGGATCTGTATTAGGGGCATTGCCTGGGATGGGTAAACTTGGGGCAGCTGCAAGAGTTCTTGGACCAGGGCTTGGCGCTGTTGGTGGTGTAATGGGAGTTGGTGATCTAGTTCTGGGAGAAGAATCAGGAGTCAACAAAGGTATGGACGCTACTGCTATGGCTATTGGAGGGTTACTTGGAAGTGCTGGAGGTCCACTGGGGGCCGCTGCGGGTGCCGGCCTGGGCAAGATGGGTAGTGATGCTCTGCAGTATTTGTTTGGCGATAAGTTGACACCAGAACAGCGTAAAATGAGAGAAGCGCTGATGATGTTACAAGGAGGTAGATACTGATGGAATTTCGGAAGTATTACGATCCCAAACCGCTACCAAAAGTTAGTAAAGAGATAACAACATTTAAAGGGGACGGTGAACAGGGAATCCCGAACACATACAGACTAGGTAATAGGACCGTCACAGGGATAGAGCTGGGACCAAAGCCAGTCGGTCGTATCCAAACGAATGACAAGGGTGAGCTTGTATCAAATGTAGGTAAGCGGAAAGGATATAGCCTGCCAGGTGCGAACAAAGCAATACTGGGCTACATAAAGAAGCCTGAGCTAAAGACTGGAGGGACTAATCCCTATGGATGGGACAAGGATGATATTCACCCATTTGACAGGCTTAGGGGTGTAACCGTTCAAGATCTAGAAAATGCGGAAAATACTGACCATCTTCAGCGGCTACGGGAGAAATATAAAGGAAGAAGATTTGCAGGAGAAGCAATTGGACCACAGTTCGGGGACAGAATCTATGAGAACGAGGATGGGATAGTAACAGATTCTGTACAAGAACGTATAAACATGATGAACGCTGTGGAGGCAAAGAAAGCCAGTGAACCAAAGCGTTTAAGGCAAGATCTAGAAGCTGCAAGTGACAAAGTTGATAGTATTAACTTACAAAGGCGAATAGAGGACAATCAGAATCTAAAATTTGGATATTTAGTTAATCAGCAAATTGATGCTGACAAACTAAGATATAGTGATGAGCAAACGCGAAAAGCTGAAAGGCAGGAAGATATCGAAAGAGAAGACCTTAGATATAAAGACAAAAAACTACAATATGAAGCGGAATTGCAGCGTCAACTTAGTAGAGATAAAGAACAACTTAATCGTCAAGAGCGGATGGACAATTTTATGATACGTGAGTACGAAGATAGACAAGACCGTCTAGATCGTGCTGAAAAGCGTGAAGATCGTAGAGCGAATATGGAATTAGGTGGAGCAATTTTCAATGCCCTGGGCTCGTTCTTTTATTGAGTCTGCATAAGAGCCTTCTTTCTAGCATCGAAGAAGTTAGTCAGATCACTTAAGGACCTTGATGGTTGCGGAGTGCCATCATCCATGTTGTATTGAGAGCGTCCTTCTGCTGTGGGGAAGCTTGCCCAGATACCAGCAAGATTAGAGGCCTGACTTGAGAAAGGTTTACTAAAGTCATATCCACCGCGCTCTGTTGCCAAGCGGATCGCCGCTGCATCCTGATTTGCAGGCGTCATGGGGGCATTGATGCCATCATTCATTTCACGCCAGGTATCAGGCATAAACTGTCCTGCCCCATGGGCTGACGAACTTACTTTGGCGCTGCCATAGACAGTTCCAGGGTGTGGTTTTGAATTATCGAACTGATTGTAGGCGAAGGCCGTGTCGTACATGGGTGAGCCAGTTGCAGCATCCCCCTTCCAAGTACCCTCGCCAAAATAAATAGTATCTAGAAGAGCGCGTTGCTCAACATTCAGAAGATCAGCAGGCTTACTAGAATTCGCAATACTAGAGCTATCTGTTTCTTTAGGATTTAGAAGTGACTCAGTGCGTGATCGTGACAATGCAAGCTGCTCGTCTATGGACTGTCTAGCTCCGGCGTAATCAAATTCAGGTAGCTTTGCACGCTCCTTACGATCCTTCTTATCCGCCTTACGACTAATAACATCACCAGCTAACACACCAGCAGCAGCTACTGCACCAGCCTTGCGTGTGGACTTAGCTGCCTCTGCCTTGCGCTTGTCAGAGTCAAGCAGCATTTCTGTTCCTTTAAGCAGAGTCTTTCCGCGCATACCTGCCTGAACAATACCGGCAGAAGCTCTACGGGCAGCAATCTCAGACTGAATACGTTGCTTCTGAGCTTCCTGCGTGACTTTGCTGTAATCAGCCCCACTACGGATCGCAGCGCCTTGGATGTTAGAAGTCTGGCGAGCTGCGATATTACCAGCAGCGATATAGTCTGATACGTTCGCGGCCATAATATACGTGCACTGTTCACTCTATTCTAACTTTGTAGAATAGAGACAATGCGTAAGTCTTACTTGGAAATGGCAAAGGAAGATAAGGGACAGACAGCAAGTGGTTTGTTTGGTCTCGATAATTTGATGAAGGAGTTCTATGGTTACCAGCCAAAAGCGGATGATGACGAAGGAAGAGCCCTGAAGTATACATTCCAAGCAAATATGATCCAGTCAGCATTCAATGATATGCAGGCCACTGGTATGGCATATAGGAATGCTGAAATTGCTTCTGATGCAATGAAACAAGCGGCGGATCTAGAGCGAGCCAATCAAAGGCAGTACATGAAAGATCAGAATACCTATGACATGCAGCGCATGGGTGCAGAGTTCGACTTCCAAGCTCAATTCGCTAAAGATCAAGACAACCGCGAGCTGACCAGGATGGCTAAGGCAGGTGACATAGCGCAGAATCAGACGAAGCTGGAAGGTAAGGAGAATAGGTTAACTCTGGAATCTCAGGGTCGAATTGATCTAGGCAAGATTGGAGCTCAAGGAGAAATTGAGAAAGCACTGCTAAAAACAAGAGGTGAACAAGCAGAATCACAAATCGAAACTCAAGGAGATATCGACAAAGCATTGCTGAAAACAACAGGAGAGCAGGCAATCAGTCAGATTAAAGAAGCAGGTACACAGGACCTTGCACGCATCAAAGAACAGGGAAGTGTAGACGTAACTAAGATCGGAGCACAAGGAGATATTGATAAGGCACTGCTAGGAACTCAAGGGGAGCAGGCGATCAGTCAAATCCGAGAGGCCGGAACACAAGATATCAAACGTATCGGTGAACAGGGTAAAGTTGATGTCGCCAGTATTAAAGCTGGTGGTGCTGTCGACTTGGCAAATATTGGGGCACAGGGTAAGGAAGATCGTGCCAACATTGCAGCTGAGGGGACTGCAGACATTGGTCGTATTGGTGCCCAGAAGGAAGCAGACATTGCCAAGATCGGAGCACAGGGTGTGGCGGATGTCACAAAGATCGGCGCTCAAGGACGTGAAGATCGATCCAACATCGAGACGCAGGGAGGACAGGACCGAGAGACGCTGCAGATGGCTAATCGCCTGGAAGCCAAGACGCGAGCTAACCAGTCGATGTATGCCCGTGGTTTAGCCGGTAAATTCTGATGGCTAGTACTAAGACAAACGCAACAGGATCAAGGGTCTACCTGACTGTGGTGGACCAGTGGCTAGACACGCTACCTGCTGCTGATTCAGAGGACTTCAGAGAGTTTGCTGAGTACACCCCATCGATCATTGAGATCTGGGTGTTTGCTGGAATCCTGGGATATGAGGGGAAGTTCACTGACCTGTCGCGCTGGGTCAAGATGAAGTACAAGAAGCTAAACCGTAGGGAGATTCTGAACAGCGAGATTGCAGCTCTACACGCCGATATCCAAGAGCTTCGTATGGCGATCACATCTGGCGAGATCAAGGGAGATAACGGTGCACAGCGACTAGCTGCATTGGAGAAGGAGCTGCGGTCGCACATCGAATCCAGCGAGAAGATGAACCGCAACGCCGATAAGCGCGGTCTGATTCTGGCTGGCGCTGACCGTGTCATGCGTGAGATGACAGCGATCTTCAAGGACGATCCGCAGTTCTCAGAGCCAATCGAGAACGCGATCAACGCTGTCTGGGCCAAGCTGTCGAGTGAGCTGAGTAATGGTTAACGAAGGCATTCCAGAGATTCAGAAGACTGACGTCGACACACTGCGATTGCGGTCAAAGGTTGCTGCCGCACTGCCACCAATGGCAGATGTCAGTAGTGATCCGCTGACCGGATACAGCACAAAAGCTGCGGATGCTGCACAGCTGGCCTACGAGACAGGTCTTTCGTATGACGAGACAAGAGCCAACCTCAAGCGCAACAAGATGCTGTCCAAAGCAGAGGACAGGATGATTGAGAGTGGTATGCGTCAAATGGGTAAGGATGCCGCGAAACGTCAGCGTGGACAGGCAAGAAACCGAGTGATGGGGCGCAATCGGTACATCAAGCGCTTCGCTGGCGAGGTAATGGGACTCGGCAACGATGTCTTTAAGGTATTAAAATAGCGGTATAAAAGTAATACATATTTATGGCAATACCAAGTGCTGCTCTGGCATATCGCCGGAATGCTTTGATGTCGGCTACAAAGGTATCTTCAAAGCCGCCATCCAAAGAAGTACTGGAAGCACGGGATAACTTTGCCGATTTCTGTAGGTATATGGGTAAAGCCCCTGCGAGGCATATGCTCGAGTGGCATAACCAGTTATGTACAGGAGAGGATTCAGAATGTCTATTAGGAGTAGCAGGACCAAACACCTCAATTTTGGCACCACGGGGATCTGCCAAAAGTACTGTGCTTGGTTTGTTTGCAGCCTGGATGATTGGCCGTCATGCAGCTGCCAAACAGATGCTACGGATTCTCTACATCGCCTACATGGTCGACATCAGCCGAGCAAAGAGCGCAACGATCAAGGGAATCCTCAGTAGCCCAAAGTATCGGGAGGTATTCCCGATGGTGCGGCTATCAAAGATCAAGAGATCAGATGAATACTGGAGTATTGATTATGAGTTTGCGGGAATTGATACAGCAGGTGAAGAGGCGTTTACCATTGCGTGTGGTGGTCTCAAGGGTGCGATCACGTCGAAAAGATCGCAGCTGGTACTTATCGATGACCCTATCAAATCCGCTGCATCCATCAACAACCCGGATATACGGCGTGAAATGGAAGCAACGTGGTCGAACGTTATCGCGCCTACGATGTTTCAGGGGGCAAGAGCCATCTGTTTGGGAACCCGATTCCACTTTGACGATATTCACGCCACGCTATTTATACCAAAGAATAATTGGAAGCAGATTATCCAGAAGGCGGTCATCACGGACAAGGAGGGGAGAATGCGGTCGTACTGGCCGGAATTCTGGTCGATGAAATATCTAAAGGAGCGGAAGGCAGAGGACCGAGTTGCGTTTGCCTACCAGTATCTCAATACCGCTGTGCAGTCCAGTGACGTGGGTATATCACCTGAACTGATTATCAAAGGAGAAGTCCCTGAGGACTATGACTGTATCGGCGTTGGTATTGACCTCAGTGCAGGCCTATCAGAGAAGAACGACTGGACCGTATTCACACTAGGCGGAATCAAGGATGGTAAGACTTACCTGATTGATCAGCGAAGGATCAGGGCGATGGGAAATATGGACAAGATGGACGTGCTGTGCGAGATGCTGGCAGATTGGCACATCCTTATTGAGAATGAGACGGGGCAGTACTTCCCGACGACATCACCGTGCGTGATATGGCCTGAAGCAGTTGCATATCAGACGTCATTTGAAGGTGACTTCAAGCGGATCATGTTTGACGAGCGATCACTATTCAACCTGAGCATATCTCCAGTGAAGGGATTTAGGGGTGACAAACTTGCACGTCTACGTGGAGTATTAGGGTTATATGAGCACAAAAAGATTGTGTGGAACAAATGGCGGAAGTGGGATGTGCTTGAAGAGGAGTTGTTGAACTTTGGCCATGCCAGCCACGATGACGCAGTGGATTCGATGGTATTAACAATTGGAGGATTATTGCGTAGAGGAAGTTTACAAGTAGACTACAATAGTGAAAGCTTATAGTTTAAGTAAAATGGCCAAGGAAGATAAAGAAAAGAAGAAGGCCGCAAGAGCGGCTGCTAGGGAGAGAGTTACCAATAGATTGCAAGCAGGTAAAAACATTAGTGTGTCAGGTGTTGCAAAAAAGACGGGAGTTAGCGAGAAGAAGGCTCAAAAGATTATTAATCGAGGTGGGCTAACTAAGAAGGAATATAAAACTGCTAATACAGGTCCTCAACAGGAGTCATCAATCAATAATGATGGCCAGGTGTCAACAAAAATGAAGGACTACGATCCGTCAAAAGCAGGTAACAAAAATTTCACCAAAGCAGACATTAGGTATCTGATGAGTGAAGAAGGTGGCGGCCATTCTATGGAAAAAATCCAACAAAAGATGGACAGCTACCAAAATGACACCAGCGTGAAGGTTGGCTTGGGAGCGCAAGACTTCCTTGACAAGAAAGTCGCGGAAATGAAGAGCAGTGATGACATGCGGCTTGGATCAACAGACGAGCAGGCACCACCCGCACCACCAGCTGCAGAGACGCCACCCGCACCACCAGCTGCAGAGACGCCACCCGCATCACCAGCTCCTACACCGCCGGCCGATACTGAGCCTGTGAACACAGGTAATCAAGATGCTGCTCAGGATTTCCTAGACGGGAAAATTGAGGATGTAAAACAGCAAACACCAGCTGAGACTGCCTCTACCCCATCGCGTACTTCAATCGGCGATAGTGACTTGACAAACAATGGACAGATATTTGGTAACGTCAACCAAGGCTCTGACTTCAGCGTAAATATTAGTGGTGGTGCATCAGATAACACGAAGAGTGCTGCCGATTATATGAAAATTAACGACAACGCATTTGATAAGTCACAATCGCAGATGAGTGGATTGGGACGCGCATCACAGGCAATCGCAGCGGCAGACGCACAGACAGGCGCTGCACAAGGTATCGCCAACACTGATTACGTCACAAGAATGAACTCGCTGTACATGGGTGCTAAGGCAACAGCAGCACAGACAGCTCTCTACGGCGACATATTCAAGTTCGAAGCACCTGAGTACAAGATGCCGAAGCCTGGTAAGAAGCCTGAAGATAAGCAGAAAGAAACAGCTGACATGTACAGCGTTTAATTGATAGGCTAGATACAAGTGAGAATGATAGATGAGCAGCAATAGTAATCAATTCAATGAAATCCTAAGCGCAGCAAAAGAGCGCAGGGGTGACATGTCAGTCGACACGATGATCGTCGCGTCACACCTGGCACAGATGCGAACGTTCATTCTGCGTAGAGGAATTGAGTTTTACTGCGAGCAGGATTCCTATGGCAAGCGCAAGGAGTTTCTAGCCAAGCTGTTTGAGGACAACATGCTCGAGATGAAGCTCGACAGCATTGTTGACTACTTTCTGTGTGACGGTCAGGGACTCTTCTACTTCAGGCCATCCGGTGATTCGTACCAGATCCTGTACTTCCCCAAGGACAGCTACAGATGCTATCGGGATGCCAACAACGAGATCGAGAGCGTTGTGCTGATCTATAGCTTTGCTGTGCGTGAGCCAAGTCTGGTGGACTCGATGTCCAACCCAGACGGCCGTGGTGGTAAGAAAAAGTACATCCGACTGAAGGTGTACAAAGACCGTATTGAGCAGCTGATATCTAGCGAGAAGATTGAGTTTGACGATAAGAGCAGTGGGATGCCGAACCTGGCTGAACCTGGTAACAGCACAACACTGACAAACAGTCTGGGCTTCATCCCTGCCATTGAAGTGTTCAACCACCTGGATTGCACAGGTCAGGGAACAGGTCGCGGAGAGTTCGACTGGGTCAGTCATCAGATCATGTATCACGACGATCTGGTGCGGAACATCCGTAAGAACATGAAGTTCTTCGGCAACCCCACGCTGGTCTCGAGCCGTCCGAAGCACGACATCATTGAGAGTGGTGAGGAGAAGACCTTCCGGCCAACGATCAGCTCACAGGCAGGCTTCTATTCAGGGGAGTCAGCCAGTAGCCGGATGACAGCACCGTTTGGTGGTGCATCACCGCTAGATGGGCAGATCAAGGTGCCCAGGGTGATTGCCAACCTGGAGCCAACAGACCGTGTCTCCTACATGACACCTGACAGTGTTTCAGGTGACCAGAACATGTACGTAAAGCAGTACAGGTCCGAGATCCGTCTAGCCCTGGGTGGTGTTGACGATATCGACTTCAACCTGGCCAGCACTGCGTATGAGATCAAGACCCTGTACGGACGGGTGGCAGCGACTGCAGAGAAGAAGGCGCGTGCACTGTTCACGTTTGGTCTGTGCCGACTGATGGCAATGATCGTGGCGCATGAGGAGTATCTGTTTGAAGAAAGTTTTGCTCAGGCGATTGGGCTTGTAAAACCTGCTATTCCGCTGATCGAACAATTCGATTCAGACGTAGAGGCCTACCAGAAGGCCATGATTAAATATCAGAAGACACAGTTAGCGTTCTTAGAAGAACGAGAAAAAGCCTTTCGTGCTAGACTTGAGGCAGGTAACATTCCTACGAACGTTGTTGGTCTTATCCCCGACGGCAGCACAAAAGTGTCCTGGCGGTGGATGGGAGAAGTTTTTGAAGACGACTCGCAAGACATTCTGAACAACAGTATTGTCGTACGAAATCTTCAAGAGCTGGGCGTCGACTCTATCGAAGCTCTGAAATATCTCTTCCCTCAAAAAACAGACGAGGAGAGAGCGGCAATGTTGAGCGGTTATCCGTTCAGAATGGTACAACAAACACAGCAATCTCTGAATTCGTTTATAGGACTACTTCAGAACCTATACGCAATTCCACATCCTCAGACGCCCAACATGCCGTTGGCCTCTGATCCGAATCTTGATATCACAGGATTCCTATATCGATCACTAGATTTTTTACGAAAGGAGTTAAGTTACAGTGGACAATACAAGCCAAGCAGTAGCGACAGCCGCCCCGACAAGCTCGACGACGCAGACAAGCGCCGCTCCGAACTTGGTCTCCCCGTTGCAGAGCAGCCCGTCGACTTACCAGGCGTCAGCACCCCAGGCGGCGCCACAGGCACCGGCACCTCTGCAGCAGCCCCAGGTTTACCAGGGGCAGGTGGCCCAGCAGGCTTCGGCGGCAACACCGGCCCAGACGGGCAATCCGTGGCAGGAAGCGTTCCAGGCACTATCCGCAAGCCTGAACGCGCCCAACCAATCCCTGGCCCAGGCACCGTACTCGGCTTACCAGACGCCGACACCTCAGGCCAATACCCCGGCGCAATGGGCTTCAACAGCGCCTCAAGCGTTGGCCCAACCGGCGCAGCAGACCTACTCAGCCCCAGCTTCAACCCCGGCTTATTCGGAGCAGCAACTGGCGCAGATGCTGGCCAGCCAACAGGCCGCCGCCCCAAGCGCCGCACCAAGCGCTCCTGACGCATACCTGAGCCAGATCTCTGATGAGAGCCTCGAGGTGCTTGAGCACTTTGGTGCAGAAGCCCCCGCTCTGCTGAATCAGTACGCCTGCGCTGTTGAGGATGCCTTGATTGAGCAGGTGCAGCGTGGCCAGTCCATGCATCAACTGCTGAATGCAGCTGGTGAAGAGCGTGCAGCCATGAACGTGATGCTGACCGACCCCGACGTGCTTGCTGAGTACACCAACGAATTCTTCGGCCCTGAAGGTCCCTATCCGGTTGAGACAGCTGAAGAGACCGCAGCACGTGAAGATGCTGAGCGTCGTGAAGCCATCGAAGCTGACATTGCCCAGCAAGAGCAGCGCGGTGTGCCCTCCAACTTCCAACGTCCTCAGATGGATATGCCCACACCTGGTCAGCAGGGTGGATCTTCTGCAGCCAACTTCTGGGGCGACTTCAGCCAGCTAATGGATCAGAACCCTGAGCAAGCCTGGCAATACCTGGCACAAGCTCCCCAGGGAGCACTTCAAGCCAAGCAACTCATTCAGGACATCTGATGTCTAAACGGCCAGCACGATTCACAAGAGAACAGATCATGAGCGATGATGAGCTCTTTGAGTCTGTTGGCCAATTTATTTTGGCCCACGAAATTGATAACAATTACGCTTATCTCAGGCATAAAAATCTGTCCCATGAGGAGGCAACAATCAAATCAAGGCAGATGGCAGGTCTTGATGTTAAGGATGATTCACCCGTTGCCGCCCAAAATGCAGCAGACGCAGCGTTAGTGCAGCGCTACAAGAACGCCATAGAGGCCAGGAAAGTTCCAGACCTCGAAAAAGAGAATATGCGTATGGCGGGCCAGGTAAAGGGAATGATGAACTACATCGATAAATTAGAAATTAAGTATGGAGAACTGCTCGATCAAACTGGCATGCCAGGGGATGTGTCATCCCTTGAGAAGCTATATAGAGATACGGAATCTGCGCGAAAAACTTTGCTTGATAGAAACGCCCTATTAGAGCAGGATCTAAGGCGTGCCAACGCAGACGCAGAGTTCGGATCCAAAAAGCATTCTAAACGACTAGCCGGAGTGGTACTTGCCGCATTAGCCGGTGGTGCAGGAACGAATGAGATTATTGAATATCTACAAGGTCCTACAATTGAGGAAACGGAGTATTACAGATGAACGAAGCTTTTAGGCCCACTGATGTTATGCAGCAGGGCATGATGGACCCCAATCCTGGTATGCAGGGAATGAGCAACGCTATGGACAGCGGTGCAGATTCCAAGGTTGTGTTGAACAATCAACAACAGCGTGCACAACAGCTGCTAGCTCAGAAGCTTCGGGCCGATGTACAGACAGCTGCTCCCCAAGCTGCTGCTGATGCAATGCGTATGGAAGAGAAGACATTTACCGAAAACTCTGGCGCAGAAGCCAAGGCCATGATGCTGAAGAACGAGATGATGGCACAAGCTCTCGACAGTCTCGGTGGTGGTAAGCATCTGATGGCATTGAACACAATGATGCAGAGCCCAGAGAGTGCACGCCTTAAGAATGACATGGAAGTTACACGAGCAATGTTCTCAGGCGAGAGCCCAGATCTGGGTGCTGCAGATGCTCAAGCAGGTCAATACATGTAGCAATAATTATTTACTACAATTAAGAGATGTGGTTGTAGTAATGTTGTGCGTAAAGCCTGTGATTGCACTTCTGACCCTGAGATTTTTCAGGCAATTTGGAAGCACCTAAAGACAGATGGTGTACCTGATCAAGCCGCCAATCAAATGGCAGCAGAGATGGTGGTACATGGTGATGACTTTGAAAGCTCAATTGAGTTGTTCGAGAAGTACTTCGCCATGTACAAAGAGAAGGGATATAACGAGCACGCTGCACAAGCCATGGCAGTAGAGGCTATGGAGGGCAGAGAAGAGCCCCCGGCTGAGACAACGAGATTTGCTGGAATCTATGGGGTTGAGTAATGGAAGAAGAAGAGAAACGATATTCAATTGATCCGGCGCAGACCTTAGCAGCATTAGCTACAGGAGGTTTAGTTGTAGGGATGGATCCCCTAAGAAAATTTTTAGCAAAGGGACGCGGATATAACAAAAATAATCCAAATCCCACACCTGCTGCGCCAGCCGAAGAAGCGTTAAGCCAAGAGGTAGTTCGCAGAATAAATGAAATTAAGCCGGGATATACAAGAGCCGATTTTCGTGTGGTTAAGCCGGATGAAGGTATAAAAATAGGTATACCTGCAGCCAGTGCCAATGCAGCCAATCTAAAGGTCGATAGAGCAAAGGTCAAACCTGATTCAATCTATAAGGATGTCAAAAATATAATTTCAGTAAATCCTTATACAGGTAGAGAGACACTTGCGCATGAGTTGGGCCATTCAGTAATGCAAACAGGTAGAGTAAGGGATTTCAACCATGCTCTTAAACAAAGATTACGTGCAGGTGGACCAAATATAGAAGCGGCAAAAATCGCAGCTCCTATTATCGGATCAATGCTGGTACCAGGGTCCGATGATCTAGCAACTGCTATGGCTCTGTCATATGCACTTCATGCACCACTATTGATTGATGAAGCAGGTGCATCATTAGAGGGTTTGGGCCTACTTAAGCGGGCAGGAATGCCAGCTAATAGCTCACAGAAAGCAAGATTAGCGGGGGCGTTACTAAGCTATATGGTTAAGCCGACATTGCTAGGACTAGCAGGATCTCAAATAGGCAATCTAGTTGACAAGCCATAACGACCTCGTCTAGTCTTAGGAGGTCTAACAGACAGTTATATGACACAAGTAAAGATCAACGGTGACAACGTCAGAGCATATTTGCGTGACATCGGCCGCATACCTTTGCTGGAACACGAAGAAGAAATCCTGTTGGGCCGGAAGGTTCAGAGGTTGATGGAGATTATTGGCAAGCGAGAAGAGCTCAAGGAAGAGCTTGGCAAGAGCTACAGCGAAGCAGCACTAGCCCGTAAGCTGGGTATATCGGATAAGCAGCTCAAGCGACAGATCAAAGAAGGTGAGCGTGCCAAGAACAAGATGGTCACCTCAAACCTGAGGCTGGTCGTCAGCGTTGCCAAGAAATACACAAAGCGGAATATGGAGCTGCTGGACATTATCCAGGAGGGGACGATCGGCCTGGTGCGTGGTGTGGAGAAGTTTGATCCACAACGCGGCTACAAGTTCTCGACCTACTCCTACTGGTGGATCCGCCAGGGCATCACCAGAGCCATCGCAGAGAAGTCCAGAGCCATCCGTCTGCCCATCCATATCACTGAGAACCTAAACAAGTTCAAGAAGGCACAGAGGCAGCTTTCACAGCTCAGTGGACGGATGCCAACGATCCGTGAGCTATCTGATGAGCTGAATCTGTCAATCGATGAGATCAAGGACCTGATGTGCAAGGCACGTCAACCGACCTCACTGGAGGTTCGGATCGGTGAGAACCGTGACACGTCACTGATCGATTTGCTTGAGGACGAAGGTCCAATGCCTGTTGAGCAGCTGGAGAATGAATACATCAAAGACAACCTGAAGGCGTTGATCTCCGAGCTGCCTGAGCAGCAAGCTGCAGTGATCAGCATGCGCTATGGCATTGGGGATGGGATCCTCGAGCCTCTGTCAATGACTGCGATCGGGCAGATTCTGCACATGAGTAGAGACCGTGTGCGTAATTTAGAGCACAAAGCACTGCGCACTTTGAAAGAGACGAGTGGAAGTGTGGAGGAATACTTGTAAAATTAAAGTAGAATAAGGCCCGTATATGGATGTAACTCAAGAGATTCAACAACGGGCACAGAGCTACAGCACAGGCACTACGAATCCATCTGGGTTGGTAGCTAGCCGGTCGCTTCAGTTTGCGAAAGGTCCAACGCTGGAACGAGCTGTTGTCACACGGATCTCAGCCATCCCCCAGTCAGTGATCTATGAGGACACTGTGGGCCTCTTCGGGACTGAGAACCAATACGTCCGGTTTGAGCTGAATGCTGAGGACATCCGTCAGGGCGTCGACGTAGAGGACGCTGATGGCTACAGGACAGTGCTGCAGGACCGTGGGACGGATCTGTCAGTAGCAGGCAGCGATTACGAAGAGGCAGTATCGGATGACAGCGTGCAGGAGGATCAGTCCGTCTACGTCAAAGCCGTGCTGTCCAGCATCTTTGCTGATGTGCGCACGACTTTGATCAGCATAGATCTGACCAATCTGCGCACAGGAAATATGTATGTCGACAACTGGGTAGACGTACGGCTCTACGACAGCCATGGAAGGCCGCATGAGTACGACAAGCTCTACATCACACCACGCAGCAGCTTCACCCTAGGCATCCATGCACGCAAGGCCAACCGTCTGCCCTTCAGGCTGCAGATCGACATCGGCTTTGAGATCCTCTCAATCTTCGACGTGACAGAGGAGCAGCGGCGCTACATGCCTGGGTAGCTAGCAGCATCCATAGTCGTCACCCGCATGATGCGGCCACCAGAAACACTGGGGAAGACGTACTCCTCGATGAACTTGTTGTCAGGGGTGAAGATGCCAACCCTGGGTACGTCCTTGCTTGCAGGCTTGAAGTTCCAGGTGCGGTTGCCGTCAAAGGCAATATCAAGCTGCGTTTCCTGGTGAGACGGCACCAAAATCACAACATCACCGCCTTTGCGCTTGACCTTGAACTTGGTGCAGGCGATAAACACGCCTTTGTCCTTACTGTCACGCCACCAACGCTTGACGATGTGCTGATCACTTTCACCGTTGGGCGGAATGTATTGAAGCTCCTTACCTTTGTGTCGTCGAATGTGCTTGACACCAATAAGCTTCAGACTGTCAGCCATTATGTATTACATCGCTACAGATATTCTAACTTTCAATCACTGTATTAGTGCTTACATTCAGATCGTTTTCGACGCATGTAATTCTTGTTTGATTCCCGCTGACGCTCCTTAGCTTGTGCAGCCTGATCAGGAGTATTTTTAGGACGTCTTTGGTATTTATATTTCGTGTTGTTATCCTTTCGACTAATCCAGCGAAGGTTAGACACACAACAATTCGACTTGTCCTCATCAATATGATCAATCATCGTGCATCCCTTAGAGATTCCATAGGGGGTAGGGGGTAGACCTAGAAAAGCAAATGCAACTAACTTATGTACACATACGTATAAAGGCGGCTTTCTTCCAATTCGTTGAGTAAGGGTGACCATGGGATAGCCAGCCTTATGGCGTTTATGCTTCAAGATGCGGTCACGATTTCCTTTAGTACTGCGAACCTCGCCGTCGCGGTTGACGTAGTATTCGATGCAACATTCAAAACCAGGCAAGGTGTGTATGGGAACCCATACGGTTGGATCTATAAATTGTTCCACAATATTTTCGGGTAGGCCAGCAATAACTACAATCTAGCGTGTATTATTCAGATAGTGAGACAGTCGAACTCACTTATATCATTAAGTTTACGGAGTTGTCCCTATGTGGATTGACAACGATTAACAGACCGGTCGTTGTAAAACTGGGTGAATTGCTGGAACCCTAAGTCGAGAGATATGGCAATCAGCAGCGAAGCCTTAGGTACACCTAAGGAACGTTCACAGACTACCTGAGGAGTAAAGCCTCCTTAATAACAGGCACGAGCGCCCAGCCCTTATATAGGTGAAGATATAGTCGGAGCCCTGTGAAAGCAGAGGAATAACTCGTTCCCTAAACTTCTTGGTGCTGAGCTTTATCGTCCCCACCCGGCCTACATCATTGAGATGGCAGTTGAGCCTGTGGTGGTCCACGATTTCTCTAAGCAGCCCGGTCAAACCGTGCAGCTGGACCGTTAACTCGATAGCGGTCTTTAAATTCCGTGAATTGCTGGAAAGCCCCCAAAAATTGGGTCAATCAGCAGCCAAGCCGTCTCACAGGATGGAAGGTTCAACGACTAGATCCCGAGAGGAAACTCAGTATTGGATCCACGAGCGCGGAACACTTTAATAAAGTGATGATATAGTCTGACCTACATCAATGGTAAAGATGTAGAACCTAGAGATAAAGAGCTCTAGGGATAACACTTGTATCGGTTCTGGGGAAAGCCTGGCACTAAGGAGTCACGTGAGCGTACCGCAGATCAAACACTGGGTACAGCTTCCGCACGCAACATTGTGAAGGACAAGGTCCTCGTGTCGCTCAAAGAGTACACAGGTCCTGCTGACACACGCGATGCAACTCAGCCTTCAACCTTTAAGGTTGCTCGCGAAACACTTATTACAGCGCAGCGTCTGCTGCTGGACACTGGAAACCTCAACGTGTTCCACCAGTCCATTGGCTTAAAGAGTAGGCCCGCCTTTGCGTAAGCATTGAGCGATAACAGGGTGAATTGCTGGAAAGCCTCCAACTAAAGGCCAATCAGCAGCCAAGCCAGACCACAATCTGGAAGGTTCAACGACTAGATCCCGAGAGGAAACTCAGTAACGGATCCACGAGTGCCCTGCATCCCACCGGGATGAAGATATAGTCTGAACTACATCGATGGCAAAGATGTAGAACCAGAAGATAAAGAGCTTCTGGGATAACAACATTGCACTCACACTGCTGGATGACTATCGCCGTTGGCGTGATCGCGTCTTTGCTAACGAACTGCTGAAAGCAGAAGCTAATGGCAAAGCCGATGAAGAGAAAGGTGGCTACTACCTGCCCGGTGGCAAAGAGAAGGGCGGTTCAGGCGGCACCCTGGGAGTTACATACTCAAACGGTGAGTCTGGAAAATTTGATGTAACCACAGACCTTCTGGGAGTGGTTAAGGACATGCGTAAGCGCAACGTCCCTACCTTCGCTGATGGTTATTACCGTTGCCTGGTTGATCCCACCGCAATGCTTCACCTTCGTCAGAATTCTGACTTCCGTGAGGTGGCACGTTATCCCGGTCAAGGTGTTGTGAACCCGATGCAACCGCATCTGGCTCCTAACGCTCATAACTACCTGGGCATGGGTCCTGCATATGGTCAGGCCGGTTTCATCGCGGGCACTCCAGTAATGCCTTCGGGGTTCTTATTTGAGGGAGTTCGCTTCTTCGAATCCACCAACCTTCCGGAAACATCTTACAACCTTGTGATCGCTGATGCCACTGCTGGCGCTGCTGATTACGGTGCTTCACAGATGATCTTCTTCGGACCTCAAGCCATCGGTGTTGGCATTGGTGGTAACAATGCTCAGATTCTTCTAAATAATAATGACGATTTTTCAAGATTTATAATAATGATCTGGTCCTTGTTTGCTGGTTTTGAAGTTCTCAATAAGGACTTCATCACCGTTGGTTACTCTTTCGTATATTGATAGGAGGTAACTAACAATGTTTTATAACGATGTAACTCGTCGCCCTTGGAATAACATCATTTTCCCTGGCAACCAAGTCTGCCACCTGAATGCATATCGCAATCAAGGCGTTCAGGCTATCCCCGGAGTTAACTTCTTCCGGATCGTGGGTGCTGCCCTGCTCGATACCGACGCAGCTGCTACAGCAACCCCTTATGAGCTGAAAATCCTGTCTCCCGACCTGCGTCAGGACGACAAGCCTCGGCTCGATCGTGCGTTCATCCTGCCTGCTGGTGCCGTTGTGTACCGCACAGCTGTGAACGTCGAGAACCTGAGCTCCGGTGCTGCTGAAACCATCCAGGTGTCTGGTGGTGTCACACCCGCTGCAACCATGACTGCTGATGGAGCAGGTGCGTTCAGTGACGGTGGTGCTTTCACTGGGTTCGATCTGAGCGATGCGCTCACCGCCCTCGTAAGTGATACTGCTGTTACCGCTACTGCAAGTGGCGATCTGACAGTGGTCGATAAGGGATCCTGCTCAGCAATCATTGTTGAGGTGTGCTTCTACATGGATGCACCCGCACCTGATGCTGGAGATCTTCATCTTCCCTACAAGACAGAGACAGGACAAAGCTCCTACTGATCAATAAGTACAAACAAGGCGCTCACCATGGGCGCCTTTTTTAGTGCTTATAATTATGGGGAGGATAGATATAAACAATGTCAAACCTATTTCAAGATACGAAGACCGGAAGCCTGGTTGAGTTCATTAGTAAGCACGACAAAGAATTTGCGATGGTGAGGGGTGCCAACGGTTCCATCTCTTACGTCACACTGGATCAGCTTGTGCCCTATGACGCAAAGAAGGGTCGGCTTGAGAAAGTCGTTGCTCCGCAGATTGAGCCACCGAAGGAAGAGAAGATTCCTGAGCGCGTCGTACCCCTCGAGGACACTCGCCTGAACCTCAATACCGCAGAGGCTGAACAGATCGCCAAACGCCTGCCTGGAGTGGGTTACTCCACTGCGAAGCGCATCGTCGAGCTGCGTATGTCGCTGTCTGGCGAGCGGTTTAATAATCTCAAGCAACTGGAGAACATCCCCCGCGTGAACTGGGAACAGCTGATTGAAGATGACATGATCTTTATTAGTTAAACTAGTTATAGTATTGGGCCAAAGTTGGCAATGGATATTCAGGAATTACTGTTAGCAAAAGCGATTCGAGATTCTCAGTCCGGCCCTACAATGGCTGAGGCTGCTGGTGCTGGAGCATTAGCAGGTACAACATTAGGAACAATAGGTGGCTTGACTTCAGGGAAGCCCTTCCAACACGGTAGACGCTTTGCAACATCAGTATTAACGGGAGCCCTGCTTGGTGGTGGACTGGGAGCAGGTACCAAGGCAATGTTCCTGAGCGGGATGCCTAATAAAGCTGCCGACATGCTGTCAAAGATTCAAACCTCTCCTGAGGGATTGAGCGAGGCTGACCAGCTACAGCTGCGTGCAATCCTGCGTGAAGTTTATTCTGGACAGTGATGGAACTAGATAGCAATCTCAAGTCCAAAGTTAGATGGCACCTGGGCTTCAATTCCGGTGCACAGATTCCAGCTGGTGACCGTGCTCGGCTGGAAGAGGCTATGGCAATGATTCCAGACGAATACTGGCATAACCAGATCGTCTATCACATTGCCCGCTGTGACAGGGCTTGGACAAACAGTGAGTACTTCCCCGACACAGCAGACGGTTCACCTAACTACAGCCGGTTAGAGCAGATTGCCGGTGACGTGCAGCGGACGATTGCAACGTCTGATCCACTGAAGGGTGACGAGTACTTCCGTGAGATCTACTTGCGGGAAGTCGATCGACTAGCTGAGTCACTGTATGTGCCTAATTACCGCAGACCTGAGGTGAGACGCTATGCGTTTGATCGTTCTGGTGCTGAATTTATTATGGCTATCCCCGGTCCAGCTGATACAGCAGTTGGCTCACGGATTCATTTATCACAGAACTGGAGATAATAGTAGAATAGGTGCAGGTGCATAGGTATTAAGTTATGATCAGGCATGATGGAAATATTGTTTTCCGCAAAAAAGACGCATACGATCAGGAGGAGTACAACTCAGCCAAAGCGATCGTTGGTGCCGGTGAACGGGTAAGGAATTCCGTCAGCCCAAAGTATGGCAACCCCAACGAGATGCCTGCTGAAGTACTTGATCCGCAAGCACCATTCAAGCCAGAAAACAATGCTGGCAACGTAGGAATTACAAATCCTGAGTACACTACAGGTAGTGTTCAGCTAAAGACTTCTCAGTCAGTATCACCACAACAGGATCCTGACGATAACGCTCGGATGGCTGCTTACCGCATGGCACAAAAAGTTCGTGGCGAGAACACGAATATGAACGACCTAGACAAAGTAAACAGGGCATAACAATGGCTGCATCAGAGAACGATTCACGGACAAAGCGCCGTAAAGCTGCGGGTGATGACCCGAACAAGATGAGCGTGAGTGCTCAGCCTCTGCCTGGTGCACCGCAAAACCAGAAGGCTGGCAACGTCATGAACTACCCGTTCAGTGACGTCAATGGTCAGATGTCTCAGTCCATGGGAACTGATGGCTACCAGTATCCGTATGGCGACGGCGGGCTGCCCCTCAACGACGGCAGACGCGGTGCTGTTGGTTTTGTTGCCAACTCAGGCCAGGCACAGAACCTGGTTCAGGGACGTGGTCAGAACCTGACGTACGGCTTGCCTCAGCTCGGAGCACCGGGTGAGAAAGCTGCCGGTCAGATGGAGGTTGCCCATGCGGCCATGACAGCTCAGCGTGATGCACAGCGTGTAGCACCTCAGAACCCTGAGCCGAGCTACATGGTGACTCCGATGGGACCTGGCGGAAGGCCGACAACACCTGGAGGTGTGAACCCGGCAATGACCTATGTCACACCATCAAACCTCGGGCTTCAGGGCACACCAGATGTCGAAGCACGCGGCATGAGCACCAAACGTGGCGGCGGCCGCAACAAAAAAGCAGGGTAATAAACAATGGCATCCACATCCACTAATAAGCAGCCGCTTCTGATCGACCGCGTATTCCACGAGGTCTATGAGATGTCGACTCAGACAATCCTCACCACCAAGGTGACGGGCACGAACTTTGCGCAGAAGATCCTCGACTGCACGACCAATGACGGTGCAATGATCGAGGACATCTATGTGATCTCTCAGGGGCCTGGAGACGACAGCGGCAGTCCGGTCCCCTATGCGATCAACTTGTATCTGACAACAGATTCCGACTTTCTGCGGGATAGCGCACGGTTCGTTGGTCAGGTCGAGGCGTCACTTACAGGCAATACCTGGACGCATATGACGGACATGCCGTATGTGTTGGCACCCGTTGCCCAGGTCGGCACAGAGGCGCAGCTGAAGGCCTTCTACGTGCCGAAAGGGAAGGCACTGTGGGCCGCTCGGCAGACGACGAACCTGACAGACAACATTTCAAACGCACCACTGCTTGGAGTCTCTGGCGGATTCTTCTGATGCCGAGGAAGCAGAACGGCTTCGGGAGTACCGGGTCGTTCGGGATGAAGGGCGTCAATAGCAAGGTTGACAAGGGCAAGCCGATCGGCGCTGCGGGTTCATACCCCAGTGATCGTCGCTTTGGCTCAACGGTTCATCGCACCGTCATTGAGAAGTACGACTACGACAGTGACTGGACGCGGTGGCGCAAGGGTGTCGAATACTTCTATCGGGGAGCGTTCCTGGACTTCGACGACATCGAGACGATCCTGTACCAGGGGTCAGTCGACGAGGTGCGTGTGCTCTTCGATGGCTTTGAGTTCGCTACACGAAACTCTGATAGCGCTAGCCACTTCACAGCAAAGCGCACAATGCTGGAAACAAAGGACCTAGGGACGATTGTCGATAAGTTCGTCGATAAGGAGGAGTACGCCTACAACTGGCTGAGGCATGAGATCTGGGTCGAGGTCCAGCAGCAGGAACAGACCGTCAGCTCAAAGCTCAGGCGGCTTGTGGGTGAGCGAATTACAGACGGGACCACCTCAGCAAACGTGGTCAACGTCTTAGCTGCGGATCAGACACCGGCTGTGTACTTCGGCAAGAACACCAAGGAGGAGCAGTGCACCGTGCGTGTATCGGTGCCACTAGCGGAGATACAGGCAAGCCAGTATGTGCAGGACAACAACGGAGACCTCAACTGTCTGATCGGAGAGGTGGGCTACTACAAGCAGTTCCTGGTAGAGCGGGCGGTAGGAGCGGGAGACACCTTTGGTGATGAGGACGAGTTCTTCACGGTGAGCGTGGACGACGACAACACAGGATTTGACTTCGAAATCCTCGACAACACCACGAACCTGCCGCCAGCTCTGCTTGATATCAACGGATTGAGCCAGCTGTTCAGCACAACGAATGCCACGACAAACCTGCAAGGCAAGTTCCTGTACCGCAAGTCCGACTACCAGCGGTTCTTTGGCAACCAGTACCTGACCGGTCAGGTGGTAGAGGGCAAGGTCAGCGAGCTCTCCTATGCGCTGATGCCATTTGAGATTCGCTCAGTCGTAGTGATCGGCAATCAGCTGGAGATCCTGTCAGTCCCATTCCAGGCGTCACTGCTGCTATTCACGCCAGGTGAGCTAAGCAATTTCCTGGTGCTTGCTGACAACAGCTTTACCCGTACGGTCGAAGACTTTGACGCGGATGGCAATTACCTGCATGCAGCACCGGGACCGAATGAGCAGATATGGAAGCGTCTGGAAACAGATGTCGATCCTTGGTATGACCCAATCTTCGACAGCGGTCAGACATTGGACTACTCCGATGTGTTCTGCTGTAGCTGCCCGGACTACAGCCACGCAGTCATCCGGATGCCTGAGGCGGGAGGCAATAGACAGCAGAGGTTCCCGCTGCCGTCAGCAATGAGTGAGAACACGTACAACCAACTGGGCTTGCGCGAGGCTGCTGGTGTTGTGCAGAGCTGGGAAACACTGCGGCACAGGACCAGCTTCAAGATGTGCAAGCACTCTGTTGCGACGATGTTCCACCACAGGATCAAGGTGCAGGAGCCGAAGCAGTACCCATCGTTTGATAGCAGGGTCAAGTTCGAGGAGAAGCTAAATAAGGATATGAATCAGGTCGCTGAAGAGTTCAGATCACAGCTCAAGCGTTCAGAAATTACGACGAAAGAGATCGTATACCTACTAGCCCAAGGCCTTAATTTGGATGAGATTGAGACTGCATATGTAATGCTAAATAGCCGATACTAAATATTAGTAAAATAGAGGTATTATAAGCGGAGAGTGTAGTGACTGGGACCCCAACTAAGCCTACTTACGCACCATTTGAAGCCAACGTAGACGGAGCTATTGCAGCTGCAAATTATTTAATGACGGTGCAGGGATACGGCATCCGTGATTATCCCTCAAACTTTGCGGGATTGGTAGCAGCGATTCTGAATCTAAACGTCGGCCAATCAAATGTAGGTATCTCAACTCCTCAGTGGTCGCCAGTGGTTGATGAAGATGGCAACATCACTGCAGATAGCTTCAATCCACCACCGTCGAACGGGACACTTTGGTTCGACACACGTCAGGGGAAGCTGATGGTATGGGTCAACGATGGCTTCTACCAAGCCAACGGTACTGATCGCTTTTCATCGGTTGGCGAGAGCATCCCACAGGATCCGATTGAAGGTCAAACCTGGCTAGATACAGATAACTACATCTACTATATTTTTGACGGAAACCTGTGGATCGAACTTGCCTCGATGGCAGGATCATCAAGCGGTGGCGGTGACGGAGTATCGGACGTAGTGATTGCCGACTTGCAGCAACAGATCGATAACATCACACTCGATGTGACGCCTGAGGAGATTGTTGCACTACAAACCCAGATCACGAACCTATCCACTGACACAACGACGCAGATAGGATCACTGCAAACTCAGATCACAGACATCGATAAGGATGCAATTGATGCCAAGTTGACTGAGCTAGAAGCACAGATTACCGTACAGTCAACAAACATCGCGACATTACAGACAACCTCTACTGATCACGGCACCAGGCTGACAGCTGCTGAGACTTCAATTAGCACGAATACAAGTAACATTGCAACAATCAATAGTGATCTGACGGCACTACAGACACAGGTATCGGACATCGATACGTTGTTAAACACGACAGCATCGGAGCTTGCCTCACTGCGTAGGATTTACTATGGAGATTCAGCACCTTCGTATTCAGGACTCCAGAATGGTGACCTGTGGGTTGACTCGTCAGAGCTCCGATTGCTGGTGAGAAGTGTTGGTGCATGGTTTAATCCGGACAGAAATGCAACCGACGACGACTCTGCTGAAACACTTATAATTAACGCAGTGAACAACTCAACTACGTTTGATGAATTCAAAACGTTCATCAATGCAAATACATAGTGTAGATTGGGTTATATGGAAAGCGATAAATGGCCCCGTTTCAGTTTCCGGATCCAAATGTAGCGACTTCTGTTGTCAACTCGGAAACAGGTGAAACCTGGGTCTACGTTGATGGCGTTTGGGAAGTAGAGTTTGAAGATGAAGACGGTGTAGTTATTGGGGACGATATCGACTTTACGCACATCAATAATCAACTGGCGCAACTGACCGCTGCAGTCACTTCTTTACAAACTTCTATAATAGAGATGAACTCCAGGGTATCTACTTTGGAGGGCGATACTGTACTTATTATTGAATAATAATGGCTTCTATTCGAGTTAGTGAGCTAACGCCCACAGCTACAGCAGCCGCCGATAGTTTTCTGTATCTTGCTGATACAACTAATGGTGGTGTAGATTTTGATTCAAAGAAGATTACAGTTGCTAATTTCCTGAACGCCTACGCAACAGAGACGTTCGTTAATACAGCAATTGAAAATCTGATCAACGGTGCCCCTGAGGCGCTTGATACACTGAAAGAAATTTCCGACGCGATCGGGGATTCTGGAGACATCGTAGGCAACCTGATTGGAATGATCAATGCCAACGAAGTCCACATGGACAACATGGCATCACTGTCTGGTGTTGCCAAGGATGAAACTGAACTGGGTTCATTTTCTGGCTCCACAATTGGTGATGGTAGCGATATTAAATCTGCTCTCCAAGCACTGGAGACATCACTGGAAACTAAAGCCAGCAGTGCTGCTGTAAACAGCAACGTTTCTAACACCAACGACCTGGTCTCCCTGTCTGGCATGGCCTCAGGTTCTGTGCACATGGGTCTGTTTGATGGTGACACACTCAGCGACAACGCAACTTTGAAGGTTGTGCTGCAAAGCGCTGAAACTGCAATCGAAGCAAATGCATCTGCTATCTCACAAGAGGTTTCAGATCGCGCCGCTGCAGTTGCTGCACTGACAAACGGTGCAGTCGCTTCCAACACTTCTGCCATTTCGCAAGAAGTTACCGACCGTGCAGCTGCGATTACAGCGCTGACAAACGGCGCTGTGGCTACAAACGCTAATGGCGTTTCAACCAACGCCGCTGCGATTACAGCACTGACCAACGGCGCAGTTGCCTCTAACACAGCTGCTATTGCACAGGAAGTAACTGACCGCCAAGCTGCAGTCTCAGTTGAAGCAACTGCTCGCGCTGATGCTGACGCTCTGCTGATGCCTAAAGCAGGTGGAACATTCACAGGCCCCATCTCTGGTCCTGTCCCTACTGCTGATGCCCATCTTGCAACCAAGAAGTTTGCTGAAGATCTGGTTGCAGGTATTGACCTGTCCCAGATTGAAACAAACCGTCTGGACATCATCAGCGAGACAACTGCTCGTACTTCTGCAGACTCAGCACTGTCTGGTCGTCTGGATGTACTCGAGGCAGATCCGACAACTCAAACACTGCTGACAGCCGAGACAACTGCTCGTACTTCTGCAGACTCAGCATTGTCTGGTCGCCTGGACGTTCTCGAAGCAGACCCCACAACAGCAACAGCACTGTCATCTGAAGCAACAACCCGTGCAGCAGCTGATACAGCTCTGTCTGGTCGCTTGGACACCCTGGAGGCTGATCCCACGACAGCAACAGCTCTGTCATCTGAGGCTTCAACTCGTGCAGCTGCAGATACAGCTCTGTCAGGTCGCTTGGATGTTCTGGAAGCAGATCCGACTACACAGACACTTCTGGATGCAGAATCATCTTCTCGTACATCTGCTGATACAGCTCTGTCTGGTCGCTTGGATGTTCTGGAAGCAGATCCGACAACAGCAACCGCACTGTCATCCGAGGCATCAACTCGTGCAAGTGCTGACACAGCTCTGTCTAATCGTCTAGATACGCTGGAAGCTGATCCGACCACACAGACTTTGCTTGATGCAGAAACCGCAGCGAGAATCGCTGGCGACGCTCTGCTCCTGCCTTTGGCTGGTGGCACTATGACAGGTGCTATTAACCTCGGTTCGTCCGGAAGTGCTTATACATCAAACGTTTCTGTAACAGCAGCTACTACTACACCAAGTTATCCAATTTCGTATGTTTTCGACGGAAACAACAGCGAAGTCATTGGTGAAAACTTCCGATTCACCGACTCTAACGCACCACACTACGTTAGCTTCGAGCCACTGACAGTTACTTCAAGCTTGCGTATTTGGGTTGATACCAACAGATCCGGTATTGATTTGAACGTAGACCAAGGCGGAGCAAATGTTGTCAGTTTCACTGAAAACAATGGTGGCTCTAATAATGATCCGATTGCTTGGGTAACGCTTCCTGTTACTACTCCGTTTACGCTTACATCAATTGGTCGTAATTTCGGATATGGTTCCTGGATGTACCTTGGCGCCATTGAAGTTGATGGTGTAATAATTGCTGAAGGTGCAACCATTGGCGGCAGCGGCGGCGCTTCAGTTATTGATGTTGATGGTACTGCTTCATTCGGTGGAAACGTAACTGCTGCTGCAGTTCCTTCAGATGATGCCCACCTGGTAAACAAGCTTTATGTTGACAATCAGGTTGCTGGTGTTGATCTGTCTGGTATTGCTACCAACGCAGCTGCTATCGAAGCACTGACTTCTGGTGCACCAGAGCTTCTCAATACACTGAGTGAGCTTGCTGACGCCATCAATGATGACGAGAACTTCGCCACCACGATTACAAACCAGATCTCCTCTGAGTCCACAACTCGTGCAGCTGCTGACACAGCTCTGTCAGGACGCTTAGATGTTCTGGAAGCTGACCCAACAACAGCTACAGCACTGTCATCTGAGGCTTCAACTCGTGCAGCTGCAGATACAGCATTGTCTGGACGTCTAGACACACTGGAAGCTGATCCCACAACTCAAACTCTGCTTACAGCTGAGACAACTGCACGTACATCTGCAGATACAGCATTGTCTGGCCGTCTCGACACACTGGAAGCAGATCCGACAACTGCAACTGCACTGTCCTCTGAAGCTTCAACACGTGCTGCAGCGGACACTGCTCTGTCAGGTCGCTTAGATGTTCTGGAAGCAGATCCGACTACGCAGACACTGCTGGATGCAGAGACAACCTCACGTGTTTCTGGAGACAATGCACTGTCTGGTCGCTTAGATGTTC